AGCGTATCCCATTCTTCCACCATCAGCTGCAAATCTAATAGGGTCTACAGGAATTACTGGAGCTGTCCATTCTGCTGTTTCTGTTTCATCTACTGGTGCTGATGCTGATGCTGTTTGATAAGGGTATGGATACTGGCTT